GCTTTAGTAAGGTCCATGTCCCGTCTTCCTCTGACGGGTATCCCACACGGGTAGGGCGAGATCTGCAGGCCGCGGATAGAGTTTTCGGAAGTGGTCGAGTGCATAGCCTATATGAGGAGGAGACCGGTAGTTCCGGTCATCCGGAGCAGCGCGGACAGTCGCGCGGTAAGAGCACACCGGTGTGCGGTACGCGTCCAAAAGACGCCTCCGCGCCCGGGGGGCCGCCTGAGAAGGTCAAGGGGATCACCACCCCACGGTTTGGAGGGTCCGGGTTTTCACCCCCCGGATGTCTCAGCGATTCACGCGTCCGTAATCTAGGTGACTTGTTGGGCCGGTCCTGGGCCACACAAGGCAAGTCGGGCTTCGGCCCGCCCGTGGCCCGCCGGGCCGCGGCGCCGCCGCCCATGCGTGAGAATGCTGAAGCGCGTTCCATCTTGGGCAAGCTGGCGAGAGTGTTGTCAGACCACCAACCGGAGTGGCCGTCCGAGCCCGCGCACCCGCGGCTCTGGGCAAAGCTTCAGGAGACAGTGGGCCTGCCAGTCCCATTCAGCGTCGAGCGCGCGCCCCTGAAAATCTGGAACACTCGAAGAACCAGGTGGGAGCAAGGCGGTCATGCTCCCACCCCTCCGCGGCCGGCTCCGCTGCGTAAGCCGCGTGAGAATCCCCTCATCAAGTTCGGTGACTACATGTACGACTTGAATCAGGTGGTCTGCCTGTCCATGGTCGAGATGCTAGATGCTGGTCACATCTGGTACTGCATGGCCTGGCTACGGCCCGTCCGTCCTGCCTATTCGCGGCTGTTGACCAGCGGCCGCGTCGAGACTTGGCGCAGGTGGGACAGTGAGCCGGAGGTCGTCGAGATGATGGAAGATCTCACGCGACAGTACGGCGTGCGGGCCCTTTTGAGCTATCGGGCCGCACTCGCCGGCCAACGCGCCCGAGCCCGGGGCGCGGATCCGGACGTTGGCGGCTCTCACGGCGAGGTGACTGAGGAGGATGATCTGGCCGCCGCGGCCCGTCGGGACCAGGCCCGCGCAGTACAGGCGCGCGGGGAGGCTGCGGCGGCCGCTCCGCCGGGCGCCGCCCGGCGGGAGGGCGGGGAACGCGGACCGCCGCGTTGGGGGCGCCGCGAACGACGGCTGCGAGAAGCCCTCGAGGAGGCCAGGCAGGAAGCCGCCGGCATCCGAGATAACGCACAGCAGGCTGTTGGCGAAATCACGCAGGAAATCGCTGATCTACGCGGCCTGCTCGACCGGCTGACTGCGCAGAGGGCCGCGGAAGCGCCAGTGCCGCAAGCCGTCGCAGTCGTCGTCACTGACCGTCGCGAGCATGAACTTCACGACGCCTGTGAAGGCTACTTGTGGCATGTCTTCTGGTTGGCGTTGGCCGCGGCCGGCCCGGTGTTCGCGGCCGTGGCTGCCGCTTTCCGCGTGGTTGGTGCATGCTTTGCCGCCGTGTGCCGGGCGTCCGCCAACTGCTGTGCTGGTCTTGTGCGTGTTGTTCGGTGGGCGTTCGCGGCTCAGCCAGCGCCGCCAGCGCGCCAGGACGAAGAAGTCGGGTTGCTCGAGGGCGACGTGGCGCTCGACCTCAGTCTGTTGCGCTACGTCCTCCGCTGGCTGGGCGTGCCACTTCCCCAAGTCCCGCTGGCCATTTGGGACATGGTGACCATCGGGATGACGCTCTACTTCCACTTCTTCTGGCCCGAGCATGACCTTCCGCGTTTCACTCTTGCTCTTCGCGAAGCTCTGCTCATTGTGCCCGCGATATTGGTTGCCCAGGCCATATTGCCGGAGGCCACGGAAGTCATCGAGGAAAGCGTCTGCCACTCACTGGGTCTCCGCTGGCCATTGGTTCTTGCTGAATTCGTGCTCCGTTGGCGGCGCGGGGTGCGTTGGCAGTTCCAGTGCGCGCTCGCTGCCTTCCACTTCATCTTCCAAGCATTGCCCTTCGAATGGGCACTCATCGCCCATATATGCTGGAATCGGGCCGTCCAGCGTATTGCGCGGCACGTGGAGGGGGC